TGGAAACAGTAACTACGGAACTTATACTATCGGAGCAGTAAGTGGCACCAGTATTACGTTTGAAACTCCTGTAGCGTTTCAGGCATCTACAGTACGGCATCCTTCACTTGCGTTTGATAGTTCTAACAATAAGGTTGTTATATCTTACATAGTGCAATCCACCTCTGGAACTTCAAGAGTATTGCAGGTCGGCTACGTCTCAACCACCCTCACCTCAGAAAACTACATTGGTATGTCCAAAGGTGGCGCTGTAGCTAACACCAAGGGTGCAACTGTAGATATTATTGGTGCAGTAAATGATGAGCAATCTGGCCTTACAGCAGGGCAACAATATTTCGTACAAACAAATGGAACGATAGGCACAACGGCTGCAACGCCAAGTGTACTGGCAGGGACTGCTATTTCAGCGACAGAATTATTAGTAAAAACGTAAGGTGAATAATGCCGTTAATTTCTATGCAAATTCCAAAAGGTCAGTATAGAAATGGCACTGATCTTATGTCACAAGGTAGATGGCGTGATGTAGATTTAGTTCGTTGGCATGAAGATGCTTTGCGTCCTATAGGTGGTTGGCGTCAAAGGCAAAGCGTAAATATTAGCGGTGTTGCTCGTTCAATAATAGCTTGGGAAGATAACAGCGCAAATAGAAGACTAGCTGCTGGAACTTTCAACAAATTGTACGCATTACAAGCTGATGGAACTTCAACAGATATTACTCCTGTTGGACTTACTGTTGGGCGTGTAGATGCAACTATAAACACTGGTTATGGCGCTAGTTTTTATGGGCGTGAGGAATACGGACTTCCAAGAGCCGACAGTGAAAACATATTAAAAGCAACCGTCTGGTCATTAGATAACTATGGAGAATTTCTTCTAGCTATGTCTCCTGATGATGGTAAGCTGTACCAATGGCAACTAAACAACGCTGTTAAAGCTGCACAAGTAACTAACTCGCCTACTTCTTGTTCTGGGTTTATGGTTACAGAAGAAAGATTTGTAGTTTGTTTTGGCGCTGGTGGTGATAGCCGAAAAGTGCAGTGGTCAGATCAAGAAGACAACACAACCTGGACAGCAGCCGCTACAAACCAAGCTGGTGATATACTACTACAGACTAATGGTGTTATTTTACGAGGTTTAAGAACAAGAGGGCAATCACTAATTTTAACTACAGAAGATGCCCACAGCATGACCTATCAAGGGCCACCATTTGTTTATGGTTTAGAAAGAGTTGGAACGTCTTGTGGGTTAATAGGTGCTGCTGCTGCTGTAGCTGTGGACGCTGGAGTGTTCTGGATGGGTCAGCGTGGTTTCTTTGCTTATTCTGGTGGTAGGGTTCAAGATATACCATGTGAAGTTGGCGATTATGTTTTCTCTGATTTTAATAATGACCAACGTAGTAAAGTTAGTGCTGTAGTAAACTCTGCTTGGAATGAAATATGGTGGTTTTATCCTAGCTCAGATAGCATGGAATGTAACAGATATGTAGCTTACGATTACGCAGAAAACATATGGACTACTGGCTCTATGGATCGCACTGCTGGAGTTGATCGTGGTGTATTTCGTTACCCTATGTACATCAAAAGCAATGGTATTTTATACGAACACGAAATAGGTTATAATTATGACACTGGAACGCCATTTGCTGAAACAGGCCCAATATCAATTGGAAATGGTGAAAACTTAATGAATGTTGTAGAACTTATACCTGATGAAAAAACATTAGGTGACGTTACTGCAAAGTTTAAAACAAGGTTTTATCCTACTGCTGCTGAAACAACTTACGGCCCATTTACAATGAGCAACCCAACATCTGTAAGGTTTCAAGGGCGTCAGGTTCGTATGCGTGTAGAGGGCAACACAGCGTCAGATTGGCGCGTTGGCATAATGCGATTAGATGCGCGGCAAGGTGGGCGTAGATGAGGATTGTCCCACCGTATACACCAGATATACAATCATGGGCTGAAAATATTAGGAAGTTTCTTGGCAAGGCTCTCAATCAATTAGATGCTACTGATCAATATTCTTCTGCTGCTGAAGATGGTGTTTTATTATGGGATAGAACAAAAAAATATGTTGTAGTATCTTCTAGTGGATCATTTAAACAGGTTGCAACTAAACAAAGTACACCAGCGTCTAATGTTGGTTCTGCTGGAGATGTGGCTGGGATGATTGCGTGGGATACTAATTATATTTATATTTGCGTTGGCACACATGATGGTTCTACTGCAATTTGGAAACGCGTTGCGTTAAGTACATGGTAAAATTATGAAAGATTTTATTTTAAGCGATGATTTAGAAAGATGCCAGCCTTGGATAGAGGACGCACTGCAATACTCAGGTGGCACACATACTTTTGATGATATTGTCTTAGGTATCGCTGAAATGAGGATGCAATTATGGGCTGCACCAAAGGGGTGCATTGTCACAGAAATTGTGGTATATCCTAAAAAGAAAGTATTACATCTGTTTTTAGCTGGTGGTGATTTGGAACAATTAATAGATATGAACAACGATATAACTAATTGGGCGGTTGGTCAGGGTTGCACTGGTGGAACAATCACAGGTAGATTAGGTTGGAAAAAAGCATTAGCGCCATTAGGGTGGAAATTAAAAAGTGCTAATTACGCATTTGATTTAAATAATAGTGAAAGTGATTAGGAGATAATTATGGGTGGTGGCTCTCAAGAAACAAAACAAACCTTACCAAAATTTGCGGAAACAGGGGTTCAACAAACTTATGGGATGGGTAGAGATGTTGCAACTCAACAGGCTACTTATGTTCCTACATACGGCCCAACAGTAGCTGCATTAAGCCCACAAGAGCAATTATCAGCGCAATATACTGATATGGCGGCAAACGCCTTTGGTATGCCTACTGTTGATACTTCAAGTTATATGCCACAAGCAATGCAATATGAGGGTGGTATTCAGGGATATTCTGCTAGACCATTAGCAGATCAAGCAATTGGATTATTAAGAGATGAAAACCCTGCTTTTGCTCAGTATACAGAAAGCTTTGGTATTGATCCAGAAACAGGAGAAGTTGGCTCAAGAGCGTTAGAAAACCAACCTGTAGAGTTAGAAATGCAAAGCAGTGGTGGGAAATAGGAGAATATTATGGGTAGTAGGGGACAAACACCAGGTGGGCAAGTAGCAACTCCACAGCCAACGCCAGTAGCGCCAATGCCTAATGTTCAAGGCGCAGGGGGGGTAAATCCTTTTCAGCAAGCAGCAGCGGCACAAACGCAAGCTTTGGGAGCAACTACGGCTGGGACTACTTACGCAACTGACCCAAGAGCAATGAATAGAATGTCGGCTGGTATGAATTATCAAGCACCAACCGCTGCAACAAATGCCTTAACTGCTGGTAGTAATTATCAAGCAAATCAAGCTGCTATGGGTGGCTTTCAGCAAGCTATGGGCTACAACCCACAAAATGTACAAGCCACTTCTTATCAGGCAGCACAGCAAGCAGGGCCAGAACGTGCTGCTGTAGGTTTATCAGCCTATATGAACCCATATCAACAGCAAGTAATAAATCCTGTTGCTGATGCAATAGAGAGACAGAGACAATTATCAAATGTTGACTTAGCATCAAGGGCTGCAAAATCAAAAGCGTTTGGAAGCCGTAGAGATGTTGAGCAAGACAGATTAGATGAAGCGGCAATGCGTCAAACAGGTCAAGCTTTAAGCCCACTTTACAACACTGGTTATAATCAGGCATTGCAAGCTGCACAATTTGATGTTGGTCAACAAAGTGCAATTGGTAGAACTAATGTTGGTTTTGAAGATCAGGCTAGACGTTTTGGCGCTCAACAGGGAATGACTGCACAGCAACTAAACCAAGCTGCTGGACTACAGGGTGCTAATTTGAATTTACAAGGCTCTCAAGCAATGTCTCAAGCAGATTTAGCTGCTGCTAATGCTCGTAGAGCTAGTGCTGCAAGTCTAGGAAGTCAGGCTGCTCAAGCTGAACAACTAGGTATGTCAGCAGCAAGAACTTTTGCTGATACAGGTCGGCAAGACATGGCAACAAGATTGCAAGCTGCTAATCAATTATCTAATTTAGGTAGAACTAGTTTTGGTTACGGAACTGCAATACAAGACCGTATGGCTGCACAGGGCGCTCAACAGCGCGGTATTCAGCAGCAATTGATAGATCAAGCACAAGCAGAACAGCAGCGATATAGAGGTAGCCCAGCGCAAGGTCTAAACACAATGCTTGGTACTGTTACAGGGCAAACTGGAAACTTAACTGGACAAACAGTAAGTCAGAACCCAGGTTTATTTAATTATTTGCAAGTAGCATCACAGTTTTAGGAGAAAACAATGACAATGAACCCTGATCCACAGCAAGGCGGTTTGTTAGGTTTTTTTCAGCGCATGAGAAAGCCAAACGAGCAAACTGGCTTATCACCATTTCAAAGATTTGGTGCTGCTCTTGATCCTTTGATACTTCCTGAAATGAGGGCTGGAGAACAAATCAGAGAACAGGGCGCACAGCGTGTTGCTCAAGGCAATAAAAATAAAACCATTCAGTTTTTGCAACAAAAAGCAAGTCAAGGTGATACTGTAGCTGCTCAAATTTTAGCTGGTTTGGAAAATAATAGTTTAAGCGTTAAAGACGCCATGTCACTGTACTATAATCAAGTTTTCGCAAAACCAAAAGAAACTTTTAGAACCATGACAGGCGCACAAGTAAATGAAATGACAGGTTCAAGCTTACCTGAAGATCAGTTGTTTAATGTATCTACTACAGGGAAAATTTCTAAAGTTGGTGCTGGCGATACTATTATTGGCGGCAGTGAAAAGGCTTGGGAAAAGGGTATTGGCGATCTTGGAGTAAAAACTCTTACAAAAATCCAAGATGATGCTGCTTCTGCTGTTGATATGATTGGTCAATCAAGAGTGTTAAAAGCTTTAATGAATGACCCAGATTTTAAAAGTGGTGCGCTTACTGAACCTGTAATAGCTTTCAAAAAAGTAATTGAGGCTCTTGGTGGTGATCCTGCAAATGTCGGATCTCAAGAAGCATTTCAAGCAGTAACAGCACAACTAATTCTTGATAAAATGGGTGGTTCATTGGGGGTAGGTTTTTCAGAGGGAGATAGAAA